CTTTCTTTTCAGATCTTGCCAAAACCCCTCGTCTTCCAGGAGTTCGTCGTAGGTCTTCATTTGGAGGTCCTTTTTGGGTTGTAAAAGCAATGCTTATAGGCTCGAAAACGTGTTTATAAAATTGTAGTTATTATACGATGATCGTCGATTCATTCAACAGTATCAAATTTTTGTCATAATCGATTGCATAAGTCATATTTCTGTCAACGAACACCACCCTGGCATGGATGATGATCGGCTGGGAGTCGGATGATGGGGTAGTCAATGATGGGGGCAAAGATACATCCTCGCCCGACAGGTAGCTCGCTATCGTCACTACACCGGCGAGGACGGAGGCTATGCTGGCCAGGACGGTTAGGGTCTTCTGGAAGCTAGTGGTCATCGTCTTGGCCAGAAAATATAGAACAGCACAACAAGCATAAGCCAGAAGCCGATCAGCAGGCCAATGGCCCACACAAGGGCATCCGGCTCAGCCATGCCTAGCCCTCTATGTCCTCAAGGGTCACCACGTGGTTTTTTGTGACCACCATCTTCTGGCCAGGGGAGAGTGCCGTTGTCGGAAGGGCGATCTCTCCAAGCTTGTCGTCGACTACCTTGACATCGTAGAGCGTTCTGCTGCCAGTATTCTCGATCTCAAAGGTATAGATAACCTCTTTTCCAATGTCAGCAGAGCTTACATCAGTGAGCTTGGTGATCCGGATCTCCGGTATGGCCTCGATCTCAAATACAGCGCTGGCATTAAGGGAAAGGGGCTTGCCTGCACCTACCATCGTGGCCTCTGCATAGTTGATCACCGGGCCAGGGAGCATGTCTTCAGTGACCTTCATCTGGGCAAAGCCTTCTGCGAACTCGCCGGGTCCCACTTCAGTTGTGCTCATGGTTATGGGGCCTAGCAGGTCATCAACGACTTTGATGCCAGTAAGCTTAGCAGTGCCAGTGTTGGACAGCCTGAACGTGTAGTTGGCCATCTCACCGGGCTTATAGGTCTTCTTCTCGACATCCTTCAGCAGGATGCCGGAGGCGGTCTCGTTGATGATTATGGCGGCGTCTGCAGTATTGCTGACGTTTGCGCCAGACCCGTCCACGGCGGTAGCCGTTACGGTGTTTTTTAGTTCAGCTGATGCGGCTATACCAATGATTGCGAAAAGTGCAATCAGTAGAAACATATATTTCGTCATTTTAATATCACATCTTCGGCTAATGGGCAGTATTCTTTCAAAATCCACCCGTCGTACTTTTTTCCATGTATGTGTCCATCGGCCCCATGATAATCCCACTCCGGGGACCCATCATAAGGATTGATGACGTAGGAATCCGCTAGATAGCAGGCATCACCTATGACAATGCCGTATCGGTGAGGCTCTTGTTCCTGTTCTTCACACACGAAGGCATTATATGCCGCTTTCAGCCTGCCGAACAGTCCCATCTTTCCACCTCAAGATGATTTGGCAGCCCGTTCTTTTCGGGCTGCTGGTGCTACGATTTCAGGTTCGGTGGTGTTTGCTGGGATCTCTGGCAAAGGAATATTTAGGCTCCGGATGATCTTGCCGTCCTCCAGGGTGTAGTTGTATTTGCTGTCGTTCACGGGCAGGATGTAGATGCCTTCAGGCATGTTGACGTCCTGATCAAGGCCATTACAGAAATCCAACCATCCCTCTGGAGTGATCGGCTCGTTGCTGACGTTGAGATGGGTATTCAACAGATATTTGCCAACCGGGTCTATTTCCTCGATCGTGGCCGGGCGACCCTCGATACTATTGAGGACTCTGCCCGTGATGTTTGCCAGGCCGTCCCTGGTATCGAACCAGATCATAGAGTCGAAGTTCTCGCCCCCGGCTTCCGTGGCAGACAGGCTGATCTCGGAAGCAAACGAGGCATCGCCTGATATCTTGGTGGCTGTGTATTCCACCTTATGGTCTGCACCGGAGCCTTTGACGGCATACTGAGTCTTGTAGCCTCCTTTGCCCGAGGTTACTACAAATTGGCTTTTGGCCGTCTCTGTGGGCACATCCGCCCCCCAGGTCCGGGAGTAATCGTACATGATCGAGGCGTTTTCGGCCATAGCGACGTCTCCACTGTGCACCGAGTCATGCCTGACTCCCATCGTGCCGGTGCCAATTAGCGATGTCTCAAGGGTGTTGGCGGATCCGCTGGTTCCAACGACGTAGAGGATTGCTACAAAAGCAAGCCCTGCCAGGATGCAAGAAGCGTAAAAGTATTTTCGGATGTCTTCGGGCGTGAATAGTTTGGTCACTTAGCTGCCTCCGTCAGGGCAAACACATTCAGGAACCGCCATTGATGGCGTCCGTGCAGGAGTTCAACGCTGCTCGGGTCTTCTCCAGCTCCCCCCTGGTGAGTGCAAGATCTGACCGAGTCTTCTCTAGCTCGTTCATGAGCTTCAGGTTCTCTCCGCGGGTGTCTTTCAGGCAATCCCGGGTCTCATCCAGGTCCATGGTGAGAGCTAAGTTTGACCCCTGCATGATCTCCATCTGCTGGCCACACAATCGAAACTGGTAGGCCAGATAGAGGGAAGCTGCCAGGAAGAACAGGAGGGCAAGGATCTCGATGAGCATCTACTTCGCCTCCGCCGTATCAGATATGACCATCTGAGTAGCCGGGACCAGCTTCTGGAGGTCACCAATGAGCTCTTCGACATCTGGATAGAGGTCTGCGATCTCCTGAGCAGTGGGGGCTTTCCCATGTTCAAGCTTTGCGACTATTACTCGTGCTTCGGGTTCCATTCCCTGGATGTCGGATAGCACTTCTGTTAGGATGGGCTGGATAGTTCCCTGGGCAGCCAGCAGAGCCTTCTGCTGATGGGTGGTAATATAGCCCACAGCCACCAATCCAGTGATCACGAAGCCTACCAGCTTGTCAGCATCGGACATGCCCTGGCCGAATGCTATTGCCAAACCGAAAACGAGAATGAGGGACACGACGACTATCGGTCCTTTCATAGATTCAAGAGTATTATTGGTCAAATTAACCACCAGACCTTTACAGGGTCTATTTTTTCAGGTTCCATTAGAAAATCACCGGAGAGATGCGGTTCCTCTCTTTCAATTGTGTCAGATCCGCCATCATACCCGCAAACGGGGCCTGCTCCCCGGCCTTAATCAGCCTCTTGTACTCAGAAAAGTACAGCCTTCGCAGATCCGCTTCCTGGGAGGGTAGAATAGGACGTCTATTTGGATTGGTCAACAAAATCACCACCTGGATCGAGGTAGCCGTAAAACTTTAGCTCCTCGATCGCGATATCGCTTTTCTGCTTGAGAAGTTCCATGGCAGGCTCTTTGTCTTTCGCGGCATCGACTGAAGGCAAAGCAGCGTTGGCTACCAGCTGCATGCCAGGAGTGCTGTGGAAGACCTCTTTCTCCTCAACGAGCTGAGCCCGTTCTTCCTCAGTGAGCGGGTCCCAGCCCATGACGGTGTAGAGCCGGTCGAGGGTTAGGGCGCCTCGTTCCCAGGCTGCCAGGGCTTGGGTGCGGAGCTGGGCTTTGTCCTCGTACTCCAGCTTCTTCCAGACGAACTCGACTGACCAGTCCTTGAAGCCGTTAGCCTCCAGGATCTGGGTCAGAAGCTCTTCGAAAGGTTCTGCCAGGTTTGCCCGCCAGCCGTCCACCACGAGCATGGCCAGGTCCCAGAGAGGTTGAGAAGATTTGCTGACAGCAGCACCGTTCTGCTCGATCCAGTCTCGGGGGATGAGGTGGTTCAGGATCTCGGCCTTGAGCTTGTCATCCGGCAGGAAGATGTCAGGCGGGATGACCGCGTTGGACTCGATTATCTCGTGATCTTCCCAGAGCATCAGGAACCTGTTGGAGCTGTAGTCTCTAAGAGCCTGACCTCCCTGTTTCCAGGCCATCTCCCAGCGGTTGCCGGGCTTGCCGGTTGGCGCGAACGGGATTAAGTGGCCGTTCGAATCCCTCATCTCTTTGATCCTGAGTCCTACTGCCGGAGCTGCGGCCCGCCGGATCTGGAGCATGATGTTCTTCCGGACTATCTCCCTCTGCAAGTGTGTTGGGACAATCCCCTCCAGGTAGCTTTTGCCGTCTACGTACCTAGAGCGCTTGTCCTTGACAACAAGTATCCGGCCGGTCGGGATCTGGAGCACCTGGCCGTTGGGTTGAGTCTGCCAGTACTCCATGCGGCGTTCTTGAGTGTCATAACAGATACCTTTCAGGAGCCTGCCCTCGACGTATCGGTAGTTCATCACGCCGTGGGGGGATGGCTGCTCAAAGCTTGTGGCATCGAGGTGAACCGCCCACTCAGGACCTTTCCAGTCGTCTAGTCTGCCCCAGTCCGCAAAGTTGCCTTCTTCGTCCACCTGGACCCCCAGCTCTACCAATCCCGGCCCGAATGCTAGGCTATCGATCCAGCATTTGGCCATGAGAGACTTGAGGTCGATGACCTTGTCAAACCTCCAGAGCTGTTTGAGGATATCAGGAGAGATCTTTGAGGCTGCCTCGGGGTCCATGCCGTCTGGTGGAACCGGGATGAGACCCCAGCCGTTGAACATGAGGTTGAATATCTCCAGGAGGATGCTGTCCACTTGACCTATCTCAGACGTGGCGAGAAGCTGGGATACGTCTATCCTCTTGTCCTCGTAGGACTCCTGGGTGGCAAACTCCCGGCCCACCAGAGAGAGGAGGGGGCTCGAAGAGTTGTGCTTCTCTCCCTCGAGGAAGGATATTACTTTGGAACGTAAAGAGTCGAACATGTCAGCATCCTATTAATATGGTCCTGAATAGACGCCTTCGTCTTCTATGCCGGGTTCGTCGAGCGGTGGTGCCCATTCTGTACACGAAGTGAACCCCAGTGCGTGCCATGAATACGCTAGCGCATCACACATATCATCGTGAGCCCCCATCGGAAACGAGAGAAGTTCAGATTCAAACTCTGGGGGCAGCCCACGAGAATGATAGACCTGCCCGAGTTCGTATCGAGCCTCCAGGGGGGCAAACCGTGAGACCTTGTCTGATATTGGCTTGATGCCACGCACATTCAGCATCGTGTCCGCTGACAATTGTTGAATGATGACTTTTTGGTAGTTGACTTCTTCAATTGCCACCACGAAAGGATCCCATTTCGCGGCCATCTGCTCAATGAATGTGATCTGCTCCGAGAACGAGCCCCGCATCCGTTGCACGTCCAATACATGGAGATTGCCGTCAAGGTCTCTGCCCATGACCGCTGCTGCCGTGTAGTCCGCAGATGCCTTTTCCGATATCGCAAGATCCACACCGATGGCTATACTAAGTTGCTCCCGCGTCGGTGCATGGTCCTCGTACTTCAGCCAGGCTCTCTGTATCCTTGTGGCTCCTGCGGCTATGAATTTGCATTCATATTCCTGGGCCACGAAAGCATTGCCACGCTCAAGACGCTCTTCCTCGATGAAGGCAGGATCGATCCTGGGGCACTGTTGCCATGGGACTTCGATCTTTTCCCAGCCCCGGCTTTTCGCCCAAGTGCCATAGAAGAATCCTTGCTCACCACGTGGGGTGGACATGAGCACGAGTCTGCCCTTGGAGACGGCCAGCATGGGGCGGACCGCCCCATAAAGCTCATCCGGTATTGCCGCCGCCTCGTCCAAGATAAGGAGGGTTACAGCGGATATGCCCCGGATTGTCTTCTCTGAACCGGGGAGGGCCAGGACCCTCGAGCCATTGGCGAACCTTACTGAGAGCTTAGTATCGCTGTCCAGCTTGACATTCTTGTCTACCATGTCGAGGAACTCAGCGAATTTCAGC